GTACAGATTTCCCGTTGTCGAACGGTGCGTAAGCATTTCCATCGGCGTCTATCTTCATGTCGTAACCCATATAGGCCGTTGCATCACTCGTCCATGCATTTGCGCCCGTTGTCAAGTTCCACTTATAAACTTTACCACTGGAACCCAGCATATAAAGATAACTGCTATCAGTAGTAATCAAAATTGCCAAACCCTTCACAGAAAAATACGTACTTGGCCACGGGTCATGGTTAAGCCAAAGATAATCCGGCGTCTTCGTTCCGTCAGGGGCTATTCTTGTGATATAATAATACTGCGTGCCATCCGTGACTTGATTGTGACCATAGTATAAATTCCCGGATGAATCCTGAACCATGTGCCCTTCACCGGCACCAAGGGAACCGTAATACTTAATGACAACTTCCGTACCGTCAAAAGTCTCAGCGGCATAACTATCTGTAATCTGTATCTGGTTTGCGGTCGTTCCCGCACCTACGGTAAACGCACCATCATAATTTGTTGTGCCGGTGATTCTTATAGTTCCGCCGATAGTAAACGGATGCCCCGTATATGGCAAACCGACAACGCCGCCGCCAACATTTACCGCCACCCCACCAACATCCAGCCCCGCAGTCATTACACCATCACTGACGGGAATACCCCAAACAGTTCCATTTTCGGAGATATAAGTGAATTTATACGTCGGCGCCGTCGCCACCTCAAAAACGAAATTCGGTATCGCCGTTCCCCCTCCCGGCAGATTCTCGTAAAGATTAAAATAGCACCAAATCAAATCGTCATATTTCCCGAAATCTTCGCCCGTATAAAATCGAGCATCCTGAGTCCCGTCCCCCTTCGACATACAAACCGCACCATATTCAGGTATTGGCGATTGCGGCCATCTGTTCATCTCCGTTATGGGAGCCCCACCGATAAATGGGAATAGGTCGTCAGCACTTGTAGCCGCATCACCAAATAAACGGATTTGCTCATTTACGTCACCCTGTCCCGTAGACCCTCCGCTCGAACTCCATAACAACCGTTTTCCGTTCCATATCTTAGTTATATTCCCCGATCCCTCAGCAAGCCCAATCAAGAAACTCCTGTAATATGTCCCCACCTTCGGATTGCCATCGACATGCGGCTGATGCGTTTTTTTCTCATACCACCCTTGCGGCCCCATCCAGATAATATTACCCGCCAATCGTTCACACCCGTACACCTTTGGTATCGCATTTCCCTTCTGGCAATACTGTATCGGCAACGATCCGATCTTTCCCGCCCTGTCTTTAGGTTTTTTGACGAACAATTGCTGGATTAAGTATGCACCGTAAGCGACCGCCGACGCGTACACCACTGAAACGAAAAAACTCCACACTAACGGCCAGAATGCCAGAATATTAAATATGCCAAACATACTAAAAAATTCGATCATGTCATGGCCTCCTCGTAGAGTGGAATGTACGGAAATCCCCGGAAATGATCCGGATTATTAAGTCTCGCCAAACAAATACTCGTCGAATGGTCACAGCCCGGATAAATATTATAAGTATCCGTCCCCACAATCGCCGTCACAAACGGCCACATCACCGTCACCGTGTTAGCCAGATTCATCAATATTGGCCTTCTCTGTCCGCTATTATCCCCGCTCGTCATTTCCATCTCGCCGTTCTGATAATATGTAATATCCTCCGCCGCAATTCCATTGCATATAACCGAATCGCCCCCTGCATTTTGCAACTCCTCATTATTGACAAACGCAACCCCCGCCTGCTCGACAAACCAAATCGATCCCGTCGTCGCCGTCAAATACACAACATTCACCACAACACCCGTCCCCGCCCCAACTTGCCCAGTGACAGTATCACCGATTTCAATCGGCAGAGCCTCCGCCCCGCCGTCAAACGCAATCTTGTATAACGTCCCCCTCGTCGTGTCTATAACCGTTGTCCTGCTCCCACCCGTCGCCGTACCTGCATAAGCATAAGTCGCCCTGACCAATCCACAACCATCGGAAAAGAGCCTGTGATTGCATGACTCCTGAAATATATGCGCCGGAACCTGAATATTCAAACTGTCGATATACGGCCGGCAGGTGAATGACAAAACCTTCCGATTGAACCTGACATCAACCGATCCGAGAAAAACGATATACTCCTCATCCGCCGCAAACGCCTGATCCCAACGAATCCGCTTGATCGTCACAATCATATTTTCCAGCGAATTCAAATTGACCGACTCGAACAAATCACCGTAAACATTCGCCAACGCAACCTCGACCTCGTCGAATTCGCCATTATACCTGCAACCAATTTCCTGCCTCGACATCGGCGTAACCGAACTGTAAACATTCCCCGCCGCATCCCATGTAATATCCTTCTGATGCGTCGTCTTGTAATACACCGTCCCATCCGCCAGTTGTAAAATATACAACTCCGCAATTTTCACCGTCTCCGCCGCTATTGCCGCCTGGAATGCCGCCGATACGCTTATCATCCGATAACCTCCTGAATCATCGTAGGAGCCGATTGCCAGATTCCCGTTCTCATCATTATGTCCTGATGCACGTCGTCTGCGAATCGAACCTTAAAATAGAATTGATAAGACGCCGTCACCACGTTACCCGCCCCCAGCGCACCATTCGGCACCGTTCCGCCCGTCCAATCGATAATCCCCGTCGTATCGTCCAACGTGAAATGCGTCCCTTCCGTCTTAACCACCGCACCGATCTTGACTATCGGCGCAGATTCCGAACTCGGCTGAATCTTCGTTTTATTTTCAGACCATGTTTCTGTCTCCCCGACGTAATACGCCTTGATCAATTGAGTCGTCGTCTCGCCACCGACTGCGGTCACAATGCACTCAGTCAACGCACAGGCATAATCCCACCTATCGGCAAACAGGAAGTCTTGATATCGTCCCCTCGCTCGCTGGAATAATTCGAGCAATTTATCCCGCCCGGCAAGGTCGATCATTTCCCAATTTATATGCCACACCCGCTTCGGCTGCTCCATGACCTGACCACGCTGTTCTTTCCCCGAGTCGAACCCAACGACGTCAGTCACGAATCCGAAATCTTTTTGCAATGGAGCCGCCTCATCGAACCCGGTAAAGCAAGCGTCACCAACGAAATCATTAATCACTAATGCAATGCTCATCTTATCCTCCGAGTATTCGGATTATTGCTCCGGTACGTCTGGCCGTAAAATCCAGCAATCTGCCTTTTGTTTTTCTCAAGGAACTGCGCCGTACCCTGCGCATCAATCGCCGACACGTTTATCGTCATCGACTTCCCACCAACTCCGCCCGGAACGGCAAGTTGTTCTCTCAGTGCCGCCGTCAAATCCTTACTGAGCATCCCCTCGCCCGGCGTCGCCATTACCGGCACAGTATCCGTCCCTCTCGGCGCAAATCCATTCGCCGCATAGACCGGCTTTATTAGCCCCCCTCTCGCCTTAGCCTGCACCGCCTGACCTCCCCCCCCGCCCCCGGCCAGAGCATTCAGCCCCGCATTAACCCAATTACCTACGCCGAACCCTCCCGACTCCGTTGAGCCCATTATCTTAGCCGCCAGAATTTCGGCCTGCATCCTCGCAATCGCCTGAGTTATTCCGATGAAGAAATTCCGCAAATGATCTTCAAAATTATCGAACTCCGTCAACATCCCGGTCAGCATATCGGCGAACCCATCCTTGACGCTCATTCTCGCCGTGTACATTACCTGCTTAATCGTTTCGGCAGTATTCGACCAATACTCCGCAATCGTATCTGCTGCATTTTTCGCTGAATCAATCAACTCCTGATCCGCCGCAAGAGACGCCCTCAATTGCTCATCCATATTCTTGATCTCTTGGTCGGTTTTCGCCTTCCTGTCCATCCTGATTTTTTGCATCGCCTTATTGCCTGCCTCTGCCGACGCTGCAAGTTCCTCCTCACTCTTTCCCATGTTCGCCCCTTCTTTAGCGGTATTGGCGAACTCCTCTCCTAACAGTCTTACACTCTCCTTGAAATCTTCCATTGCCGTAGTATTCCGCTTAACGGCCGGATACAACTTCTCGAAAAACCCCTCTTTTATCATCCTATCGATTTCTGTGTCCGCCGTCCTTTTCGCAAAAAACCTTCTCGCTTCATCGTCTCCTGAAAATGCCTCCCCGATCTGTTGAGACAACGGTATCTTTCGCATTTCCGCCGCAATCAATCGGGCTCGCTCGATAGCAATCGCTAAACTTTGCTGCAACCACACCCCGACATTGTCCCCGATCCTTGTAAATAACTCTCGGAAAATGATAAACACCGTATCTGCAAACGTATTAAAAACCGCAACCAGTAATTCCAATCCTCTTGAGATTCCATCCCGCCAAGTCGAATTTTGAAAGAACGCCACGAAATCCCCGAATTTCTCCATCGCCGTAGTCCACCATGCCACAATGTCCTCCCGGTTATTTATCAGCCAGTCTCTCATTCGGATTGCCAACCCCGTGACCGCATCTTTCATCGGCCCGCCCATTTCCCTCGATAATATTTTAAGGTTCGACCATAACACCCTGACGACGTTCGTGAAACTGTTATATGTGTGCGCCAAGTCGCCGCTATCTTTTTTCGTCGCTTTCAAAATGGTAATATATCGAGCCATGATTTTCTGCTGCTCCGTCAATGACTGGCTCGTTCGATTAATTCCCATTTCGAGCAATAGTTGCTCGACCGCATTCTCTTTGACATTGATGCCCAGGTTCTGCAACGGCCTCGACATTCCCACCATTCCCGACCTCATCGCCTCGAACATCTGCTCGAATGATTGATTCCTGAATGACGCCATATCTGCCGCAAGTTCTGTAAGGTTCGTCGAAACATCAAACGCCTGCTGTGCCGTCAGTCCCATGCTCATCGTCAACAGATTGAAAAATCCCGCCTGCTTCCTCAATTGAACCGCATCGAGTCCAAGTTCCTTCTGCAATCGCTCCGACCACTTAATCACCGCATCCGTCATTCCCTCAAAAGATTCCCTGACAAGATTCTCAGACTCCTCCGCATCCGCCGCCATTTTGACCGCCGCCACCGCCAATGCCCCCAATGCAAGAATCGCCCGCTTAATCCACTTCGATGCAAATGCAGTCAGACTACTCGCCGCATTCGTTACGAAAGTCTTAATCGAACTGGCAGCACTCCTCATCGAACTTGCCGCCTTTTGCGCAAACGTCTTAGCCGCCGTCGCCGCCGTTTTCATTCCCGCCGTAAATTTCTTTATATCCGCCGTGAGTTTAACAGCCAAATTTCCTATGTTAGCCATTTTCGTGTTCCTTTCGATACTGTGCTAACCACGGCCCCGCCGGTGACGGCATACCCGCCACGATCCACGCATTCTTTGCCGATGCTGTCACCTTCGCCTGCGCCGTCTTATCAATCTTCTGCTCAAGCACTTCCGGCCTATCCGCTTCCTTGATTCCGAAATAACTAAATATTGCCCTTCTAATTTTTTCAAGTGACAAATCAATCGGTGCAACATTCTCTCGATATCGCTGGTTGCCGGATGTATAGATTTCAAGTTCTTGCAGAGTCAGCCAGCGTATCTCGTCTGGCGTCCAATGATACTGGCGGGATAATTCATTAAACAAATCGGGCCAATCTACCGGTCCTACTTCTTTTTTTGTCGCTTCGGTTTTTGGCCCGATCCGTTTTTTTCTGAATCGAAAATCTCAAGCTGATTAAATACATTCGTAAATTCATTCAGTTCGAGTTGGTTGATGAGGTTCTCCGCCTCCGCTTCCGCCATTTCCGGATTACGCTGCAAAATTAACGCCACCAGAAATGGCGAAATGCTCTCAACCATTTTCGTTATTCTCAGTGGCGACTCGCTCAACCCCTGCGCGACCGCATCGGCTATTTCCTCGAATCCCTTATCGAATTTCTTTTCAAGGTAAAGAATTCCGCCGATCCGAACTCTATCGTCAAGTTCGACTCCGCTGATTTTAATTATCCCGTTGTGTAGATTTTTCCCAGACGTCATGCTGCCCCTCTTAATTCACTTGATCCAGAATGATCCCCATCTCATCGCCCGCCGCTCTGGACGAATCCGCCAGCGCCTTAAAATGCAGGTCGTACAACGTGAACTCGTCCTCGGCAAACGGCACAATCAACTCGGACATACTAATAGCTTTGTACAGGATTACGATAAAGACCTTACCATTCGGCCTCGTATGCTCGACCCTGACGCAGACCTCGTTCTCGGACTTGTCGCCGCCGAATGTCAGCGAATCCCAACTACTCGCCGCCGCTGGCGTGTAAGAACAACTCTCGTTGTACGTCAATGTCGTACTGGTCGTGACAGTAGTGTCGCTCATTCCAAGAGCCGCCCTAATATTCGTCAAGTTCAACTCCGCCGATCTCGCCCGGATTTCCGCCCGCTCACTAATCGCAAACGCCTTGACCTCGCCCAGAGTATTCGCCGGTTTGAACGCCAG